TAGACCACATGTAGATAGGAGATAAATGGCGCTTCCAGCCCTTTTCCAGAATGCGGAAGCCGTGACTCCCCACGACACCAACCCCAACGACTTTGAGTCGCTGTATGTCGGAGGGGCGGGGAACGTTCGGGTCCTCACCGAAGGGGGCCAGGATGTTGTGTTCTCCGGCGTCCCTGCGGGAACGGTTCTGTATGTCAGGGTCAAGAAGGTCTTTGCGACCAATACTACGGCTACGCTGATTATCGGCCTTCGCTAAGGCCATGGTCATTCATGTTGCCGGATTCCAAAATCGCCCCCAGAAGGTCATGCAAACCCGAGAAGCGTGGGTATGTCCTAAATGTGGGCAAGCGAACGCTCGATATTGGGCAACGTGCTCTCATTGCAACATTCGGTGGGATGAAGCGCATGGCCGCAGATCCCCCGAATAACAACTTCGTAGAGTGGTGTCCCCATTGCGAAAAGTACTTCGACAATCGAGCACCGCACGAATGCAATCTTCGGATTGTACGCGAGGGCCAGCGCAAGCTAGAAAACTGGCTCGGTAAGTTCACGATCAAAGAGTAGTACGGCCATCCCCTTGGAGGTAAATATGGCCCTTGGAACTGTTACCCACGTCAAGCAGGGCGTGGTTGGTGACCTCCGCTATGTGATTGCAGATGTCAACGTCACCTCCGGTGCAAACTATACCACCGGTGGTGAGGTTTTCAACGCGGCTGCACTCTCGCGGACGGGCACCCTCCTGGCTGTTCAGCAGGTTGGTAGTGGGTCCGCTCTCCGGCGTACGGTTTTCATTCCGTCCACCGGTAAGCTCATGGCGCTGGCGGCTGCCACCGATGTGGAGATTGCCGCTTCCACCGACCTGTCTGGTGCGAACGATAAGGTTCGCCTGTTCTGCCTGTTGAAGTAATCGAGGAGGTTGCCGATGCCGAACTTCAATCGTAAGGACGGCATCGTAATGCAGGAGGAGGATCTAGCACAGATTTACGCCTCCTACACCCGCAAGTTCCTGTGGTTCGCGCAGAGCGGTTACAAGCCGCACTACTATCAGACCCTATTCCATGGGGCGACGAACCCGGAGACAGGTAGGATCTGCCGCTTTAGGCATCTGGTTGCAGGCCGTCGTGGGGGTAAGACTCTCTCGGCGGCTTGGGACCTCATCTTTTACATGCTTCACCCGGAGTCCTTTCACGAGGACTACCATGGAACCAAGTCCACCCGGCCACTTGTGGCCTGGGTTGTGACCAAGGACTACCCCACCGGCCTGTGGTCCCTCCTGGCTATCCGGGAGGTGCTCAACGCATCCGGTATGGTCCACGGGAAAGACTACAAGGAGAATCGCGGTAATCGCTGGTTCGAGTTCGAGAACGGAGGGTTCCTGCTGTTCAAGACGGCGGAGGACCCGGAGAGCCTGCGAGGTGCCGGTCTTGACTGGATGTGGTTTGACGAGTCAGCCATTATCCCAGACGAGAGGGCATGGCAGGTTGCATCCCCGGCGATGGCCGAAAGGGAAGGTGCTTTCGTTAGTACCACCACCCCAGACGGGAAGAACTGGCACTACAACACCTTCTGGTCCGCGCCCTCGATGGGCCGCGCGGATACCGCACGGATTGAGTATTACTCAATCGACAACCCCTATTTCCCGACGCGAGAGTGGAATCGCTTGCGCCTGGAATACCATCCACTCATGTTCAAGCGGGAGTTCATGGCGTCCTTCGACGCCATGGCCGGAAAGGAATTGAGTGGTGACTGGCTTCATTGGTACGATCTTAGCGATATTGATTATCTTAGACGCCCAGATGGAACCTATGACTTGGACGTATTCGTGGCGGTTGACCCTGCAATCTCGCTGGCTGATACCGCAGACCGCTTTGCTATCTCAGCAATTGGTGTCACAAAGAATAGGACCCAGGCGTACCTGCTAGACCAGTGGGCGGGGCGAATCCCCTTCCCCGAGCAGGTGGACAAGATCAATCAATGGTTCCAGCGTTGGCGTCCCCAGACCATCGCCATCGAGAAAACCGCATACCAGGCGGCACTCGCTCAGCAGGTGAGTCGGTTGGAGGGGTTCCCTCCTGTCGCCGCCATCTGGACGAAGGGGAAGAAGTCGGAGAGGATTCTCTCGATGTCCCCGCTGTTCCGCATTGGCCGCGTCCTGGTCCGCAAGGATCAGGTGGACTTCATCAACGAGTGGGTTGACTACGACTCACAGTTGAAGAACCCCCACGATGACTGTCTTGACTCCGTTGAGATGTCTCTCCGGGCGGCGGGTATTCTACTTCCAGCTAACCCGCACGAGCTATGGACCCCCGACAAGACCCAGGCTGCGTACACCGCGAGCATGTGGGACGAGCTTGCCGCCAAAACTAGGGTAGGCCGAGAGGAAAAGCTGGACGAACAGTTTGGAGATGAGTGGTAGATGGATGAGTTTGAGAAGGCAAGCCGCCGCCTGTTCATGGAGAGGATCTCTATGCTACAGGAGAGGCTGGCCCTGCGGGAAACTCAGATCGAGATTTTGAGGGAGGACGTGGCGAAGCTCAAGGCAGCTATCACCTATGCTCCCAAGCCGTCCCCCACGCCGCTTTACATTAGCGAGACAGAGGAGGATATCGCCTACGCCCGCCAGGCACAGCAGATTAGCATGGCTGAGGCGGAGGATATGCTCAGGGAGTTGCAGTTCGAGCAGACCGAAATTCTACTTGACGAGCCGGACTCCGATCTGGCGCTTTACTAAGGAGCAAAATGGCGGTTCAGAATGTACAGTTTGGGTCTAACCCGACAAAGGCTCTGAGCCAGCTTAAAACCGGAGCAGACCTTAAGGAAAAGGTCGAGGCTCTCAAGCGCAACCGTATGAATCTGGAAGCACAGTGGAAGATGAATCTGGCGTTCTACAAGGGTCGCCAGTACGTCTACTACAACCGCTCAGCCAGACGGTTGGAGCAGCTTCCCGTTGAGGACGGAGAGAAGCCCCGGTACCGTGTTAGAATTGTCAACAACCAGATTGCCCCCGGGGCACACAGTCTCCTGGCGAAGTTCACCAAGACCAAGCCGGTTATCAACGCGACCCCGACCAGTGGTTCCGACGCGGACCACAAGGCGGCTACAGTCGCAGACAAGCTGCTTGAGCATTGGTGGACCGACTTCAACATGGATGACAAGCTGGCGGAAGCCCTCCTGTGGGGTATCGTCGCCGGACAGGGATTCTGGAAGATTACATGGGACCCGGAGGCTGGAAGCCAGATGCGCTTCCTTCTTGGTCCTGACGGCCAGCCGATTACCGATACGCCCCTTGCCGACCTGTTCCGCGCGGAGCTAGGGAACGCAGGGGTGCAGCCCCAGGAGCAGGTTGTGTACCTGGGCGACATCAAGGTGGAAGCGATTTCGCCTTTCGACGTGTATCTCGACGACACCGCAAAGACGTTCGACGAATGCAAGTACGCCATCTGCGTCCACTATATGACGCCGGAGGAAGTCAAGAAGAAGTGGGGCTTTGAGCCTAAGGCTGACTCCGTTGGTGTCCAACAGGACTCCCTCCTTCCGTATGCGAATTTCAGGAATTCAGAACCGAACGTGGTTGCGGTCTACGCCGCGTACATGATTCCCCAGGCCACCATCCCTAACGGGCGCTATGTGGTTTGGGTCGATGAAAAGATCGTCGAGGATGAGGCATGGCCGTACCCGATTGACAAGCTGCCGCTCGTTAAGTTCCCGGGCATCAGAACCCCGGGGTCAGTCTACGACGGTAGCGTTGTCGAGCAGGCCATCCCGATCCAGAAGGATCTGAACAAGACTCTCTCCCAGATCATCGAGTACAAGAACCTGACCCTCAAGCCGAGGGTCTGGGCACCGGTTGGCTCCCTTGCGGGCGTGCGTATCACGTCGGAGCCGGGTGCCATCTACGAGTACAACATGATCGGGGACCGGGGCAAGCCGGAGGTTGAGCAGCTTCCCTCCATGCCGCCCTATGTCTTTGACCACCTGGACCGGATTCGCAACGACCTTAGGGACGTGTTCGGTATCGTCGATATCACCGAGGGTACCCCTCCCCCGAACGTCGAAGCGGGCATTGCCATCGACCTCTTGCAGGAGATGGCAACCGATAGGCTCGCCCCCACCATCGTGCTCATCGAGCGCGGGCTGGTGCGCGCGGGTGAGATCATGCTGTCGTATGCTCAGAAGTATTACCAGGAGCCGAGAATCCTCAAGATTCAGGGGAGTGGAAGCCATGCGAAGGCCAAGAGGTTCAACCAGGCTGACTTGCAGGGCGGCGTCTCTATTAGCGTGGAGACAGGTTCGGCTCTACCGAGAACCCGTGCCGGTAGGCAGGCGCGCATTCTTGACTATGTTGATAGGGGCGTAATCCGGCCCGATCAGGCATACAAGTATCTCGACATCGCAGACCTTGAAGGTCTGGCTGGACAGTTTGCAGCCGACGAGGACCTGGCCTATCGTGAGCACGATAGACTGCTTGCTGGCGACTCCATCAACATGATGGCGATGCAGCAGGCCATTGCTATGGTCCAGTCCGGGCAGGCTGTCGATGACAGCGGGGAAGTCTTGCAGGACCCCGAGGCCATCCAGCAGTATGTCGAAACGGAGGCGCTAAGACCGCTTCCGTTCGAGAACCTACAGGTCAGCCTCGATGTGCATGGGAACTTTATGAAGTCCCAGGAGTTCGAGGTTCTCCCGCCTGAGGTTCAATCGAAGTTCATCACCCACTACGAACTCACCATGGAGGCACTCAACAAGCTTCCGAAGCAGTTGGAGTTCAAGGCGGTTTCTCCGACCTTGCAGATTAAGTCCACCGCTGGACCTACTGCGACGGCCGAGATTCTCAACCAGGCTGGCATTAATGTCACCCCGGAGACGATGCAGGAGCCGCCGCTGGAAACGTGGGTCAGCGATAAGATCGACGAGCCTGACCAGGATGAGGCGGGTAATGACCCGCTCACTCCGCTTGATATGCAGCTTAAGCAGCTTGATATCGAGTCCAAGCTCGCGGATGCACGCGAGAGGTCCGGCAGGAAGCCCGTTGATGAGATGGGCCAGGCGATTGAAACCGCTGAGAAGGCGGAGATGGCGAAGCTGAACATTCAGAAGGCGGAGGCGGAACTCGCCCTTGCCCAGAAGAAGGCAGCCCAGAGCGATTTCCGCAAGCCGAAGCCGAAGGCTAAGAATGGCCGGTAAACACTACACCGACCGTCAGAAAGCCGCAGCTTGGGCCGAGCTAGCTGTCAATGATGGGAATGTCAAGCGGACCGCGAGGAACCTTGGCATTCCTATCTCCACCGTCCGCCGATGGCGGGATGAGTGGCAGGACAGCGGTTTGTCGGATGAGGTGTCCGCAGAGGTCGCGCCGATCATTGCCGACTTCATGCAGGATGCCGTTAGAATCCGGGGTAAGCTACTGCTCCGACTCGAAGAAATGCTTGAGAACGAGCAGGGCACTATGGCCCAGGTGAGTACCGCATTCGGCATTCTATCTGACAAAGTTCGCGCGTACGAGGCCGTTAACGAGTCCAGGCGCGTGGAGCACACCGTCGTACTTCCTCCTGCGGAGGAACTGAAAGCCCTGTTCTCAGGGCTTCTCGAAGGTGTGGTCGAATCTGCCCGTGTTAGGGCAGCCGAAATCGAAGCGATGGAGGAACCATTCCTGACTACATATAGGGAACTCCCTGTCGCAACGGAGGAATAATGAGTTCTACCTTTGACGACGCTTTGGGCGCATTCGAGACGGCCGGGCTGGCTCCTGATACCCAGGATCTCCCCGAGTCTACCGAACCCGCTACCCCAGAAGCGGACGCACCAGATGTCACAGAGAGTCAACCGGCTGAGCCGGACTCCAAGAGTATTGACATCAGCCACCTCCCCGAGGAAGCGCAGATTTACCTGCGAGCGCGCGAGCGCGAGATGCAGGGCGATTATACGCGCAAGACTCAGGAGGTAGCGCAGCAGCGCCAGGAGGCTGAGCAGTATGTTCAGTTCGTCCAGGCGTTGAATTCGGACCCGGAGTTCGCGGGTGCCGTCCTCGAAAGACTCCAATCTCAGTTGCAGGCGGCTGGTTACTACCAGCCAACTGTCGAAGATGAGTTTGGTTTCGACGAAACCGGCGGCTATGAGGACGTCGAGTCCGATCCCTATGCACAAGAACTGAATGAGATGAGAGAGTGGCGAGCAAGAGTGGAACGTGAGTGGGAGGATACCCGCAACGAGGCCATTCTTAACCGCCAGGTCGCGGAGATTCGTTCATCGCACCCGGAGTACAGTGGCGACGACATCCAGGACATTTATGCCCTGGGGTTCTTCACCAATGGTGACCTCCACGCGGCGAACGATATGTTCCGTGGTATGCAGGATCGGGTCTTGGCTCGCTACTTGGAGTCCAAGAAGTCCGTTCAGGCTCCTGGCTCGCTGCCGTCCAGTACTGGTTCCGCCGCGCCTGATTCACTCAAGGATGCGGACGAGAAGCAGCTTCGGGCAGCCGCTCTTGAACGGCTCATGTCAAGCATTGGCTAGGGTGTAACGACTGACCAGAGGATAGTCTAACATGGCTTTTGTTGGCGCATCTGTTGCCTCTACCCTGTCTGGCGTCCTGAAAGACGTGTATCTCGGCTCCGTTGTTGAGCAGCTTAACAACGAGGTCCTGATTCCACAGCTTATCGGGCGCGAGTCGCAGGACTTTAGCGGCAACCAGGTCGTTCTCTCTGTCCACAAGCAGCGGTCGGCTGGTGTGTTTGCTAGGGGCGAGAACGTCGCGTTCGGTGACCCTGGCGCGCAGCTTTACGCAAAGCCGGTCTTTGATATTAAGTCGCTCTACGGGCGGCTTCGTATCACCGGTCTTGGTAAGGTTAAGACGGCGACTTCTGCTGGTTCGTTCATCCGCGTCCTTGAGGGCGAGGTTAACGGACTGAGAAACGACCTCAAGATGGATCTGGCCCGTCAGCTTTATGGCGACGGGACGGCACGTATTTCGAGTGGTGCGGCTACTACTTCGGCCACGATTAGCATTCGGCCTGTGTCTGGTGGATCGGTGGATACCGATGAGCCTCTCCGTAAGGGTGAGCTTTATATCGGTATGATTATCGACATTGGGACCCTCGCGGCCCCGACGACGATTGCCGCCGCCAGAGACATCACCGATGTTAACGTGACGAACAAGACGATCACCATTTCGGGTGCGACCGTTTCGCTCACCTCAGGTACCCACTTTATCTTCCGCTCGGGTAACGCCGCTGCGTCGTCTGTCTCTTATGAGATTGACGGCCTTGCTCGCGTTCTCCCGACTGCTGCCAACACGTTTGGTGGCATCGACGCTTCGGCGGCGGGGAACTCGTGGTGGGACAACCTGCGTATCAACGCGAATGGTGCCCTTACTCTCGATCTGATGACCCAGGCGTTCAACACGTCTGCGGTCGCAGGTGGGGACATTAGCTCGATGATTGCGAGCTTCGGCATCCAGCGCGCGCTGTTCAATCTGCTTCAGCCTCAGGTTCGATACCAGAACCCGACCAACATCAAGGGCGGGTTCCAGGCTCTCGACTATATGGGCAAGTCGTTCTTCGCTGATCGACAGGCTCCGTTCGGGAAGGTCCTGTTCCTTGATAGCCGGTTCCTCAACATGTATGACACCGGCGATTGGGATTGGCTGGACGAGGATGGTAACATCCTCAAGTGGGTTGTCGGGTTCGACGCTTGGGAAGCTGTGCTTGCCAAGTATTGTAACCTCGGCGCTTCGCGGAGAAACACGCAGCTTCTCCTGTATGGGCTGACGGACGATCCGAGCGGTATCTAATACTGCTTAGTAGTTGGGTGGAGGCAAGCGCGTATGGCGCTGCTTAATTGACCGGGGTTAGAGGGCGCTCCACCCGACTGTCCCTTAGGAGGAACATGTCATCTATCTGGACCCCTGCTTCGCACCAGTTCTCGGGGACGTCCGAGGCACGCAAGGCGGTGCAGGACTATGACCCGAACCTAGATTTTGGGTTCAATGAGGTGACCCAACAGTGGTGTGTGTATCTTAAGCGCGGCACCATGGCGGGAAGCAAAGACTCAGACCTACCGATCCTGGGGTTCGATCACATCCCGGGGCGAGACGAAGTGCAAAAGAGGCTCTACAGATCCGATTCCCTCAGACGAGGGCACGAGATTCTGGATGAGATCAACAAGCACAACGACGACATCATAGAACGCGGCGACCGACGTACTGACGAGGCGGCAGGACAGGTTGCGGAAACCCTGGAATGGGCCTATCGGAGGGTGGGGAGCGACAAGTCCCCGACCACCAAGGTGTTCTTTCCAGGAAAGGACAACTAATGTACAAGAAGCGTCGGCGCAGAATGCCCATGCGCGGGGGTGGGTTTCCCCGAACGGGTGATATGATTAGCGTTGATACCTTTGGCCCGCCTCGAATGATCCCCGATGGGGGTATGCCCCTGCCGGACTACAATCCGATGGCTGGCCCGCAACACCCGGCGCTCGTCAACGCTGCTAATAGCTTGAGTCGGTCCCCTCAGAGGATGCCGATGGGGCAGCCGGAGATGTTTGATTTTGAGCAGCCCACGATGCCCTCCATTCCCCCGGAGCTTCTCGCCTTTATCCGCGAGAACATGGCGGCTCAACTTCCCAACGAATTGCGAGCCTTCGAGCGCCCCCCGTGGGCACCGAGCAGGATTCGTATGCCAAAGACTAGGAGAAGTTACTAATGGCTTTTATTGATCCGATTGACCCCGTGGAGGAAAGACGGCGACAACTTCTCGCCCGTCTGGGAATCCGTGGTGGTCGCGGTGGCAAGGGCGAATTTGCCGGTCGGGGTCTTTCACGCGGCCAGGGTCGCGGAGGCCCGCCCATGGGCCTGATGAGTATGCTCGGTGCCGCCGGTGGCGGACGCCGTGGTGGACTCGGCATGGGTGGACTCGGTGGCGCTTGGCAGGGTGGAAACCCTGCGACTTCGTTCCTTCCGCAGCTTCCTTCGGGAGCACAGGGTCCGGGAGAGAATATGGGTATCCCGACGCCCCCGATTAACCAGAGCATGTTCGGTGGCGGGCTTGAGATGCCCTATATCAACCCGGAAATTTTCCAGCCGCAGCGGATGACCCCGCTTATCCCACCGTGGATGCTTCGGGGTATGCAGGGCGGTGGCGGCGGACTGATTAGGGAGTAACCATGGACGTTAGCGAGATTATCGACCGGCTGGACGCCATCGGGTTCGAGGATACAGCCGATGAGGACAAGATGGACGTTATCAACGATACCGTCTGGGACATCGACTCTCGCGCGCTGTGGCCTTATCTCGAAAAGACGGTGGCCCTGGACTTTGATGGGTCCTCGCCTACCCCGACGAATCTACCGGCAGACTTCAAGAGCGTAATATGGCTCTATGATACAACCAACGGTATCACCCTCTGGCCTGAGCGTCTTTCGACCATCAGGGACAGACATGGTACCGAGGTGACCACCACAGGCGACGGGTTGGTTTACTACTTCGTAGGCTCCAACATTCGTCTGTGGCCGGTGCCGTCCGCTTCCACCGGGCGGTACCAACTCGACTACTTCGCTTCTCAGCCTGAACTGACAACCCTCTCACTTGAGGCCGACATTCTTCTGCCGAAGCGGCACCACAGGACGATCCTGTTGGGTGCCCTCTGGCGGCTCTACAAGAATGAGGACGACCCCGAGCAGGGCACGGCATTCCAGTCTGATTTTGAAGATCGTATTTCTCAGATGCGCGCGGATCTGTTTGGTCGGCAGCACCAGCGCGCAGATCAAATCTTCGTGATTGACGAAGATGACGAGTACTACGTTTAGGAGCAAGCATGGCAGCACTACAGGAAGCGGCGTTCACCGGC